CCCATAGCCTTATCAGCTTCTTCTCTTTCTGACAAGATTTCAGCCATAAGTTCTTCTGGGTTTTCCACACCAGCCAAATCCATTTCAGCCCGTATTGAACTCAAACCTGCGGATATCTTCTGTACCGCAATCTCCACTTCTTCTTTCTCATTTAGAGGAACTGGCATTCTTGTAATTATCTCAACGTCTATATCTTCAGGGTAAGAATAGGACTCATAAACTGCCCTCATCTTCAGGCTATCCTTATACATTTGAGCCAATTTAGGCTTCCAGATAGTATTTTTTGTGTTGGTTTTGGAAATCATGGAGGCATACATTAATTTTAGTGCCACCCCGCTAAGATTGCCAAGCTTTGATATTGTCTCAGGGTTAATCTGAATAACACTTGATAATTCAAACATTAAATTTTTTAGGTTATCTATATGATTTTTGAGGGTATCGGTGTAAGCAAATTTAGATTCCAGTTTAAATATTTCAGATTTTACATCTCCTATTCCAGCACTCACTAAATTCCAGACTGCTCCAGATTTTGTCTTAGGCTGCCTCTTTTGACCCTTGGCGTCCATAAACTGTTTCATATTTAACATTATTGTTATTGCAAACATCTCAAATCTTAGCGCATCAGATGAGTCTGAATACTTTCCATTCAACTCATCGATTATCGGTATTAAGTCAATCAGCTCTGAATATCCGAATGTCATACCTAGCGCTGGATTATTAGGAATAATATATACTGGCATAAAATCAAGGTAATTCTTGCCCCTACCTAAAAATATCGGAGCTTGGATAACCTCTTCTATTTTGAGATTCATTTTCACATTGTAAATAGCTTCTTGAAATAGACATCTACCGTCAATCATCTCAAACGTCTGCTTCCATATAAGGTCTTCACTCTTGAAAGCTACAAAATGAACTTTGGTTAATTTCTCATAATCATCAAATTCAGTTATCGGGAAACACTCAATTCTTGGACGAGGCATAAACTTTATTCCTGTTAAATCATCGTGGCCCATTTTAAAAATTACTCCGCCAGAGGTATTGCATTCCTTGGCCGCCTGTTGAAGTTTGAGATTCATATTATTCTTTCGATGGATAGCGTATAAATCCTTCTCAACTGCGTCCGCTTTCTTCTCATTGGCTTTCTTCTCTGTGCTTACCGCAATATCGATGGGCTTTTCAAACTGCCAGCCAGCCAGCTTGTCAATAATATAACGACTGTAGTTAATAGGAATTTGTGCTGGCTTCCTTTCGTTAGTCTGCTTAAATTCTGGATACTTGAGTTCGATATATTTAAAAACATTATTCTCGTAGTAATCCGAATACATAATTAATCTGTTTAGCTGTTCAACCTGTGCTTCTGTGAATATAGAATATGACGTGTTGGTTGCGTTGGGGTTAATTAATTCAATTATCTTGCGTAAATCTACCATAAATATTTCCTTAAATTTCAGTTATTTCAGTTATTAAGCATTCCTTAATATGTGATATACTATCAACGGAAATTAAAATCTTCAAGTCTCGATGAGCCCGTGACATCTAATTTTGAATAGGATCCGTACCTCATGGAGTCACAAAAATGGTCAAAAAATTTTACGGGTTCTTCCATTACGTGATTGTCCTTATCCTTGCGTCTGCTGTAGCCTTGTAATTCTTTGATACCGTTAATACTACTTGCGGTGATACCCAGCATATGCTGTTTACAAAAGTCAATCCCAGTTGTTACATCCTTACGTGCTTTATGAATATTGAAATCTTCATGATAAAACTCACTAATTCTATCAGGCTCTGAGTGATCTGCATATATTTCTCTATAACGAACATCTTCAGGAATAAGTTTTTTAGTCCGCGCTATAAGTTCAGAGTTGGTGAGCTTATTCTGGTATAATAATTCATTAACAATAAAGTCATTCTCTATCCAATTAATTTCAGTTAAGCAAGACGGGTTGGAAAATCCAAAGTCCAAACCGTATGTTATCTCATCAACTTTTTTGCCATCGATAAACTTAGTCCCATCTATAAACTCAACCTTGCTAAAAGTATTCCACTTGCCGTAAATGATATTTTCAAGAACACCCCATTCACCAAGTGTATAGATCTTGTGTAAGTTCTCATCAACATTAATAAGGGCTTCAAGTCCTCTTATCTGCCGTTCAGGGATAAACTCTAAATTATCCTTATAGGTAGATACATTCTCACCTATATTATAATTACCACTATCAATTAATTTACGTTTTATCCAGTGAAGTGCAGAAGTAGGGTTAAAACTTAAATATATTTGCCCTGAACATCTTAGGTTAAATTGGTAAAAGTCATCCTCATTGAAATCAGTTGCTTCCTCAAGCCAGACGTCATCAGTATTCAAAGACTTGATCTTCTCAGGGTCATCTACTGATAAGAAGTACAATGTATTGCTTCCCCAGGTAAGCTCTAAGTCTGATTTATTTAGCTTATAATCTATCGGGGTATCAAAACCATATTCTTTTATCAAGTCCATTACCAGCCTGTAAGCTGTTTTCTTTAATGCTGGTAATGTCTTACGTGCTATTACAAATGTCTTGTTCTCAGCTTTTTGTAGTTTTTCAAGTATAAAAAATTGTGCCATTGAATGGCTCTTTGAACTTCCACGTCCACCCCGAAGGATGTTAATTTCAGCTTTAGATTGTTCTAGCCAATCATAAACATTAGTTACTTTTACTTTGTAATTGTTTGTTGTTTCCAATATGTTCAATTATAATTTTTCTTCCTTCTGGTATGTCATGTTCTATCTTTTGCATATCAGGTATAAACTTCTTTAATACGGAACTTGCCATCATCGGATTTACAAAACACCATTTTGCTAATTGCTCCCAATAAGTTATGCCTGCTTTTTTGGCTTCTTTTGTTAAGGCTTCCTCAAGTAAAATTAAATAATTCTTAGTTCCTTTTCCCCTATGCCCCTTAGGAATATTGCCCTCTGTAAATCTTCCTTTTTCATCTCTGTCCACTATTTCACCGCTATTAAGCGGTTTTTCGTTATCCATTTTGTATCACACTCTTCAATGCCCTGTTGGTTTCAACGATAGCCGATTTATAAGATTTCAATTGTTCGCACTTAATCCGCCACTCGCCTAGCTTTCCTGTAGCATCGAATAAATCCTTTTCTAAGTCTATTAATAAATTTGTATTTTCTAATATTATTCTTTGTGCTGCATGGACATTCAGCTCTTGGATTTCCTGTGCTGTTAATCTATTTAACTTAATTTCCATAATTTTGCTTATATTTTACCCTATATTTTAATTATAACATACTTGATAAGGTTTTTATAACCTATTTAGAAAAAAACTTTTTAAGCCATCTTAGATTTTGACTAACTGCTGGTTGACTTATCCTCAAAACATCTGCAATCTGCCATTCCCGATATCCTAACGCCCCGTAAATAAAGCATAATCTTTTATTCATATTTCTTACCCTTTCAATTTCTCTTGAAGCATCAACAAAATTGCAAATGACATCTTCGAACCCAGCCTCTGAATTATACCCGCTCCCGGTAGAAAAATTATTATTAAACTTTTGTGAACTTGCCTCAACCATTTCTGAATAATCCCTAAGAGCCTGGACAATATCATCATAATCCATAACCACCCCTTTCTGGCTTAGCCCTCATCAGTCTATCAAGTTCATCAAAACTATATGATTGTGCTGATTTAAGCCTATTTGGATGCCAATGAGTGTTAAATATATTATTCAGCTTTGCCAAATCATTTGGCTTAAGCAAATTTATTAATGGTAACCCTGATTTATCTTTTGTATATTTCATTATTCCCACCTAACACCATTATAGATTACTGTTATAAAATTGCAAAATAATATCTTCTGAAACGCTCATCATCATCTCTTCTTTTCTAATTCTTTGTCTAATTTTTCAAGTTCATCATCCATCTTAGACGTTATCCTAATATACCAATTCCATTGTTCTTGGTTTAAACTTTCAAGCCATTTCTTTTTTTTAATATATTCTCTTTGTGAATATCCTAATCTTCTACCACAATATGGACACTCCCGCATTATTCCGCTTGCATTTCTGACAAAAACTGAATGAGCTTCGATATATGCTAAAAATACTTCTTTTTGCTCATCTGTCATGTCTTTCCATGTTCCCCCTTTACAACCCCCAGCAATTTTATTTATTTCCATTATTCCTCTACCTCCAATTCCTTTATATGGCTTACTAACCACTTTTCTATTTTTTTATTTATTTTTTCTGCTACTGACTTTACTAACCATGCTGCTAACCATGCTGCTGATTGTGCTGATTGTTGTGCTGCAGACCATGCTGCTGTCCATGTTGCTGTCCATGCTGCTGATTGTGCTGCTGACTTTACTAACCATGCTGCCTCTGCTGCTGACTCCACTGACCTTGCTACTAACTTTGCTGCTGACCTATTTTCTTCATTGTCATTTTTTAACACCTTTTTGGCAGCCTCTATTGCTTTTCTTGGCCTATCATCGTCTGGATATTCTTTTTTATAATTTTTGATAACCAACTCTGCACTAAATATTGCCAATGCTACACTGTCTTTTTTAATCCATTTGTAAGCCTTAGTTATTCTCATCTCTTGCCATACTTCTTTATTATACTGGCTATCAAAATTTCCCCTTGTTTCTACTTCTGCAAGTATCTCCCCTTGAACATAACCCATGGCATCAAGTATTTTATTAGAACAGTGGAAACCCTTATTACACATATCTAACTTTTCTTCTTTATACCATTTACCAACTTCCCATTTTTTGTTTCCATTATAGGATTTAATATTGTTTTCAACTAACCTTAAAAATTTATATTTCATTATTCCTCCCCTCTTTCAATAGGCTCAATCCCCAGCTTACATATGGCATCTATAATATTTTTCTCCTTTGACATTGTGTATCTTTTTTCTTCTTCATAATCAAAACTATCTGGCAATTCTTCATCAAATATCTTTTCAACTTCTCCCCTATCCAATGTTTTTATAGAGGATAATTGCTTCTGTAATCTAACACAGTCCTGTTGTGTAGATAACAACAATGAAGCTACATGTTTAAGTTCAGAAATCTCTTCATATTCATCATTCCCTACCTCCAGTATAAGTTTTACTTTTTTGCCTTTAAGATTGAATAAAGCATCTTGTAGCATAGATTCGCTGGTATGAAGATTATCCTTATTGTCTATTTCCATATCTCCAAGAGTACTCCAATCATATACAATCCCCTTAGTTAATATTATCCTATTCATCTTTTATCTCCTTTTTTATTATCTTTGTGTTTTGTTAGCTCCTCTATTTTTTTATTTATCATTTCTAATCTTTCTGGGTATTATTATTATTGTTTCTTCTTTATCCAATCTTGATTCTATTTTTCGTATAATAGAATTTACTGTTTTCTTCCCTATCCAATATTCACCATTAAATTCTTCTACTTTCCCACTAGCAAAAATCTTTTTATAAACATAATTCAATTCATGGCGCAGTTCCCAATAATCACCTTCGATAGATTCAAGTTTTTTCCATCTTTCTTTTTCCCAGTCTGATTGCTTAAAGTCTTTCATCCCACACCTCCAGTATCTTCAATAATTCTATTACTGCTATTTCAAGTTGCTTTTTAGTTATCAACTGCTTTTTAAGATTAGCATTTTCTTCTTTAAGCTTTTTAATTGTTTCCATATCTCCAAGAGTACTCCAATCATATACAATCCCCTTAGTTAATATTATCCTATTCATCTTTTATCTCCTTTTTTATTATCTTTGTGTTTTGTTAGCTCCTCTATTTTTTTATTTAACATTTTCCCTCACCTTTTTGTATAATTTCAAGTTCTTTTATTTTTTCGGCCAACTCAATACTAAAATTTCCTATTTTCTCTATAGCTGGTGATAATAGATAATCATAATCATTTCCTGCACCAGCAAGATAGCCTCTAAGCCAGCATAATATATCTGATATACTGTTATTAACATCCTCATCAATTTTTATTGTTATTGTTCTTTTAATCATTTTTTTCTCCTTTAATATTATATTTTCCTAAATATTCCAATATCTTAATATAATCTTTCCCAAAGACCTCCTTTCTCTTTTTCAGCAAATACTCATAATCATCTAGCCTGTATTGTTGCACCCAGAGTTGAAACCAGCGGGGGTTTCTATGCGCAGAGTTATCATTTATTGTATGGTGCAAATGACACAGCAAGCAACCGTTCCTGACGTTCCATCTTACCGTAAGATTGCTTCTGCCAATTATATGGTGGGGCTGGTCTGCTAAAATCCCGCATATTTCACACCTGCCATTATTCTTCTGCCTGATTATCTCACTCCACAATTTATCTGCCTTTTTCTTTAGCGCCTTTTTGTTCCTCATATTTTATATATTCCCAGTTCCCTATTCTCTTATTATACTTAGAAATTGATTTATCGTATAATTGACTCAATTTTACATATTCTTTCCATAACCACTGATATTCACTTCTTGATTCTTTATATTTTATTTCCCAATCTTCAACATTTTTCTTTTTCATCTTTGCCCCTCCTTTGTTGCCTCTCTAAACAAAGAGCGTTCCCCATCAAAATAAAAATTCATCTTACGATTTGCCACACCCCATCTATTTTTTGCAATAAGAAGTTCCGCAAAATGTTCGAAAGCCAACTTATCTATACCATGTTTTGTTACATCATATTTTTCAAACAGCACCTTCCTCGTTATAAATAGAATTAAATCAGCATCATATTCAATATTCCCAGATTCTTTCAAGTCTGATATAATAGGCGTTTCATCTTTTCTTTCCTCGTGCCTTTTGAGTGAAGATACTACAACAAATGGAATATTATATTTTGTGGATAGTTTTTTCAGTTCCCTTGATATATTTGACACATCCTCATATCTTGATTTTTTCTGCACCACTGGATTCATCAACTGGAGATAATCCACTATCACAATATCAAACCCGCCTTGTTCTTTTATTGTGTTCTCAATAGTGGCTGTAGTAGTGATTGTGCTTTCCCCGATTCTGAACCATTTATAATTTGCCATAACACCTAAAGCATCTGTTATTATTTTCCAGTTTGCGTCAGTAAAATTTTTCTTAGTCATCATTAGAAGCGATGTCGATATACCTGTTATAACAGATAACATTTTCATCTGGAGCATCACATTACTCATTTCAAGATTTACATGCAATACTCTTTTACCTCTCTTACAGAGATGATTTATAACATTGAGTAGCCACGTTGTTTTACCTACGCTGGGATTACCGCCAAGAATTGTAAATGTACCATTAGAAAACCCCCTTATTCTATAATCAAGTGCAGAATAACCTGAGGGAAGTCCAAAATAATTTTCTCTTTGAAGCTCTTCAAGGAGTTCAGTATTTATACGCATATTTTGCTTTTCAATATTTTCATGAACTTTTATGGTAAACTTTGTAAATTCATTAGTAAGCCAGTTTGTAATTTCAACACTACTTTTGTCCTCTTTAACTTTTACCATTGTTTTTGACGCAAGACACTGAAGTTTCCTCTGGCGAGTAATTTTCTGAAGCCTCTCAATATAAACAGAAAGCTCAAAATTAAATAAGGGGTCAACAAACATTACTTGCTTAAATTCTTCTGCTCTTCTGATATTATCAGGAAGTAGATCATAATCAAGACTGCTGCCCAGTTCCATAAAACTTTTATAAACTTTTTTATTCCCTTCATTATAAAAATCATCTACAATTAAAATATCTAAATTAAAAGTATTCTTTTTATTAAGTAAGATAGTTTTAAGTATTTTCTTTTCAAGGTCATCATCATTTACTGGCATTTCTGTAAGTTTATTTGTTTTAATCATAAAGTTCATATCCAACCCCTCTTGAATCTTCAACTTTTATTTTATCGTAATTAATCCATATCTTCCCATCAGACAAAAATGCAGGTACTCCGTTAGATTGCTTAAGAAAATTATCAAGTCTCCATTTAGCACCATAATAGAATGAAGTATCTTTAAAAACTTTAGCGTAATTATCTATCGCTAATAATATATTCTCCTTTTTGTATTTTTTTAATGCTATTTTTATTTGTTTTAAGATGAAGTTTGTTTGTTGGTGAATTACTATTTCTTTATTATTCCAATATTCCAATATATATATTTCTTTTATATCTTTAGTATCTTTAGTATCTTTAAGTATCTTAAGTATCTTATTAGCTTTATCATTTTTAATAAGGCTCTTATCATTTTTGATAAGGCTCTTATCATTTTTGATAAGGCTCTTGTCATTTTTGATAAGTCCAGCTTTATCATTTTTAATAAGGCTCTTATGTACAAACTTTTTTGAATTATTAATTGAAATGATTAATCCATAAGGTGCTTTTATCATATTAATATACCCAGTTTTTTTTAATTTTTGCAAATGTCTATAAACAGATTGATAAGTCCGTTTTAAATCGATACAAATATCATCAACTTTTATGGGAGCTCCGCCTAAGACATATCCAACACCATCTGTTTCTTTAGTAACTTTATTAACTAGCCATACAAATTCCCATAGTGCATTTTCAATCTTTGCTGTATGCCCGTCTGCTAAAAGCCCGCTCCATATTTTTATTGGATAACTATTAGCCATTATTTCCCTTAATATTAAATACTTTTATAGAATATTTTTTTGCTAATTCTATATTACTATTTTTCTAATACAATATTTTTCAGCTTCTGTTATTGGTATTAAGAAACCCTTAGATGTAGTTTTTATTCTCTGCTCATATCTACATTCAAGCTTTTTTAGATATTTTGTTGAAAATATATAAACGATCTTCTCGTCTCCAATTACAAAAAGCCATGAATTATCTTTCCTATAAATTCCAGATGGAATATATTTTTCATTATCTGGATGAGATTTTTCAGCTAAAACAGGCTTCGAGTAGTGGGCTTGTTGTCCATAAAAATAAAACTGCATTATCTTCCGCAATATCTCTTACGGGTAAATTGCATAATTCCTCTATAGTCATTGAAGTGTAATGATCTTCAGCCCCCGTTGTCCTACCATCACGTTTATCACCATAGCACCAGGGTGGATCGGCATACAATATTCTGTACTTACCTTCAGGAGGCTCTATTTCTTTTGCCTGCTCTACAATTTCTTGCCTTCTGTGTTCCTTAATGGTTGATACTAGCGTAACTCCCTTTTTAACTTTTTCTATTTCCTCATTAGTTAAATTCGCCACCTTCTGTGCAAGGCTTGATACTTTCTTATCTATTCCTAAGTCTGATAGTGTCGGGCTATCATTCGACGAAGGTACTTTTTTGTTACCCTCGTTAAATCTCACTGCCGCCCTCGGTGTCTCTTTAAGCATATTACCTAATTGTCTTAATGCCTCAACTTTAATGTCTGTTGCATAAGATATTGTTTCATCACCAAGTTTTTGCCGTTTAGCATATATTTCAGCAGCAGTAGCCATATCCAAAATAACTTTAGTTTCTTGGATTGTTTTTGCTTCTATTAATGCCGTACGTGCTGAATCAAGTTTTAATATAACTAAATCATTCATTTTAAATTTTCCTTTATTTTTTTAGGTTCATCAAATCTTGCGGATTTACATTTAGGACAAATACGAACATTGTCAGGGTCTCTTGGTTGCCAAATATGTCCGCACCGTTCACATTTAATTTTTACAACTTGTTCTTTAAATTTCATATTACTTCTTTAGTCTACCATTAAAGTTACTATATGTCAATTAAATTTATTATTTAATTAGATATCTTCTGTTTTAATTTCATTTTTAACCTCCAATAATATTTTTACTTGTTTGCCTTGATATTTTTCTTTATTAAATATATCGAACACTGTAAATGTTTCATTTGTATTATCCTTAATACAAAGCTCATCAATGCCATCAATAAAATCCAATACACCCTCAGCCAATACTTCTACTGTTGGATAATCCATCAAAAACATGTCCACCTGCTGGTCAAAAGTCATGGTAGAAGCTAATGGTCCGTAATGCCTATACCATTCTTTTAACTTTTTTTCATCTATAATATAATCCATTATTTTTCCTCCAATAACTTAATTAATAATTGTATTTTATTTATCTTACTCATATCTATATCCTAAATCCATGAGGTTTTCTTGTTTCTTGTGGTAATTCTTTTTTAAATATAAAACCCACTTTATTACCTTTATACCCTAAAAATATTTCATCATAAAAATATTGGTCTCCTGGGTCTGATGGTCTTTCAATATTTTCAATTCTGAATATCCCTATCTTTTTACTCTCCATTTCTCGTTCTACTATATCCCCCTCTTTAGGCTTACTTATCATATTAAATTCACAATATCCAAATTTCATTTTATCCATTATTGTTCCCCAATAACTTGATTAATAATTGTATTTTTGCGATTAGGGGATTATGTTTTACAGCTTCTACAAAATTACATGACTTGGTTAAACTTATTTCTGCTTTGTATATATCTAAATTTGGACAATATTTAAAATCATATATTCCATGTTCTTTTTTACATATCTTTTCAATTTCATCATCAAGCTGGTCGCCTGTGGGTAGCCAAGTAATGTTTTTATATCGTTCACATTTTAAATCATAGCTACCGTCTTTATTTAGATACATTGAAATAATCGGGATTGGTTCATCTTCTTCATCTGTTATAAGCCAATCACCATATTCAAATCTATAGATATAATCTAAGCCACATTGTGATGCACCTTTACCTTTTAACCCTTGTATCTTTTCATTCTTGCATAACTTTATATATTCTGGTGTAAAATTCATTTTTCTACCTCCAAAATTATTCTTATTTTACTATTATGTTTCCTAGCCCTCATGACTTGATCCCAAAGATCTGTAGTAATATCTTTCCATTCTTTTTTACCACAAAATCCTTCAAGTATCGGGCCACCAATACCAATAAGATTATTGTCTTTGTCTACCTTTGATATTCGGTTCATTGTAGTCATACATATCTATTAAATTTAATAACTCTTCTTCTGATATTATATATTCCATTACTTGCCTCCTATTTTTGCATTTCTATTAATGACAATAAAAATTTCTGGTCGTATAAATTGCCAACTGTAGTATCTAAAATTCCAGCTAATTGATCTATCTGCTCCATTGTAGGTATTTGTGTTCCAGATTCCCAAAGACTAATTACAAATTGTTTTACACCAACTTTATCAGCAATATCCTGTTGCGTTAAATTAGCCCTTTTTCTATAAATAGTTATACTATTGCGTATCATGTATTTCCTTCCCTCTCGACGTATTATTAATAATATTAATACATACCTTCGCTTATAGTTTGTCAATAGGAAATCAATTATTTTAATATTTTAAATTTCTTTGAATAATTCATCAGTCCGCTTATCATACAGAAAATTCCCGTCGTCATCTTTCAGCCTCTCTGTCCCTTTCAACTTCCCCAGCAGAGCAACCTCCTCTTTGTAGTCTTCAAGGTTGATATTTGTGAGTAGCCTCTCAAAGGCTTTTATCATTTCACCGTTATTCATTGCTTACCTCCCACATATTATTTTTAATTTCAACTTCGGATATCTATATTCAAATATTTTCTGCTTAATTCGGAAAATATCCGTCTTAAACCCTTTAGTATCAATTACCTCCTTAGTGCCATCTTTATATTCAACCCAAAAATCGGCTATATATTTTATAGCCCTTATTGTCTTTCCGTTTTTTTTAAACTTTTTCTGTAAGATAAACTCTGGCTGGAGTGTAAACTTTACAACTTCGCCTGCTCGATATAATAATTTTAAATCCTGATAATATTCTGCCTCTTTAATGCTGGCAAATTTGATATTATCGACTGTCATTTTCCTATTGTGATATTTATTCATTTTGCGCCACAATCTTTTTCTTTGCTTTCCTTATTTTCCATATCAATATCACGGGCAGACTCAAAGGTTGTGCAAACGCCGTGTCCATCATGATTAATCTCCTCTGCAAGACAAAGCCCTACTCCATCCCGCTGCCCATCATTAAACCTACATTCTTTATTACGGCAGTAAGTAACCTGATAATCAAATTGCTTAGCATACTGTACTCCGCCTTCTATCGTATCAAGAAAACTGCTACGTGGGAACATCATCTTAGTCATCTTTGCCCTTCTCCTTCTTAATAATATTAACTTTTGCCCATCTAAGGGAAGCCCCAACTTCTTGCGCTGTAATCTTAAACTTGTTATGCATCTGCCCATCAGTTTCCCACCATTCCTGCTTCAATATTCCCGATATTACAACCCTATCACCCTTTTTTAACTCGGCCACATTTTCGGCAGGCTCTTTCCAGGCTGTAACATCAATGAACATGACATCTTTATCTTTCCCTTGACTTGAAGCAATCGCAAAATTACACACTGCATTGCCACCAACAGTAAACTTTAATTCAGGATCTCTTGTTAAGTTCCCTGTTATACTTATTGTATTCATGCAAGCCCCTTATCTATTCTCTTTTTTAATTTTTCAATTAAATCTTCCCGGCTACCTTTAAAACTTTTCATATAAGCGTCTTGAATTACTGAACTCGTAAATGCAAGCTCCTTCAATTTTTCAAGTTCATCATCAGTAGTTTTTTCTACTTCTATTTTTTTACTGTTTTCCGAATTAGCCTTGTCTTTCGAAGCATAATTTTCCTTAGTTAATATATCTGGGTCATCTTCGTCTGTTGGAATATTGAAAAATTTAAGCATGAAATATCTTTCCGCATAAGTTAGGCCACTACCAAAAGATTGACTTGGGTCTTTTTGCTTACCAACCATAAACCAGTTGATCTCCACTCTATCTTTTGGGTCATCTGAATTTACCCAAACCATTTTCATTGTGGATAAGATTAAATAGTCTCTACCTAATTTCTCTACTTTTGGGTTTATAAGATGTACTTTTGGATCTATCAGATGTGGTTCAAGGATAATTCCCTGTATATCTAAACCCTTTTTTATTTGTGATAAAACTTGTGTTCCAGATACATACTTGAAATTATACCCGTCTGTATCTTTACTAAATGAATCAATACCTCGCCTAACCTCTACAAGCTTTTGATATATATTTTTCTTGTTTTCTTCTGCCACTTTACACGCCCCCTGTTTTTCTAGCTTTTATTTGTTTTTCTAACTCCCAAGCTTTCGCAAAATATAAAAACTCTTTAAACTCTAATTCAAGTTCATCTGCACTGACATTCTCAACTCTGAATCTGTCACCTTTGCTTTTGGGAATATTAAGAATTATTATTTTCTTGTGATTATAGCCATTTTCTTTTAGCATTTTTGAATAAGCGGCAACCTGCAAAAATTGGTCTGCGTAAATCCCGCTTCCTGTTTTGAAATCTAAAAGTGTTAAAAGATTATCCATTTCGCCATAAACATCAGGTGTTCCACCAAACCTATATTTTTCACTTATCATTGGCATCTCGACTAAGATAGGTTTAACTTTTCTTGGTCTCGCCCATTCGTAAAAACTTTTCATACTTTCCTCTGTATGCTGCCAAGTTTCTTTACTAATATTGCAATCATTAATTTCGTAACCTCTGAAATAACCCATAATTCTTGCATGGACTATAGTCCCGATATTAGCAGCTTTATCTCGTGACTCATATAATTCCAAACCGTCTTTACCTCTTTTATAAGCCCACGGGATTAATGCAGGCTTGGATTTCAAATTGAGGGCTGTAGTTACTCCTACAACCTTTTGCCCCTTGCTGTTCTTATAAGTGATATGAGCTTTATCAAAATCAAGTCTTACTGTATCCATTTTACCCACCCATCCAATCTATTTTTATTTTCAGGCTTGTTAAAATATTCCCGAATAGCCTCCCTCAGTATTTTTGACATTGTTTCTCCGGTCTTAAAGCTCAATATTCTTAATTTATCCCTCTGCTCAACGTCCAGGTAAAAATAAAATCCTTTAACTTTCACTATTGACCTCCTCTATAAATTCATTTCCATTTTGGTAATAATCTTCCCAGCTGGAGAAATAAAACCCTAACGTATGGCGAAGCTTCCTGCTGGTTTTGACATTGATACAAGGATAATCCTGCCATCCTATATTTTTTTCGATACTTTGTTGCGGATGATTTACGCTTATATTTTTCTTTTCAAGTCTCATACTACCCTCCTATTTTTATTTCTATTAATGACAACTATTTATTTATTAGCATTAGTTACATGATATATGTATATTACTCATTTGTCAAGGGGTTTTTTAAAATAAATAATTAATTTAATATTTTAACTTCTTTCTGCCTAACGCCAAACTCCAAAGCCTCCTCTTTTGCTTGGAAAAGTATATCTATCCTATTGCCAGTAATCAAGCCACCCGTATCCAACGCAATAAATGCTCCTAACCCTTTAATCGCAACAATACTGTAGAGCGGAATTATCAGCGGATCAACTGCTATTATCGGCAATCCACAATCAGTCTGAAACCCTGTAACTGTAATATCAGTTGTGCCTTGCAGCAAGTCATTGGCGGAATATCCAGTAATCTCATAAGTTTCCCAGCCATCTTTAACCTGCTGATATTTAAGCTTATCATATTTCTCTTGTAATTTATTATATCCAACCATCAGCTTACTAAATTTTTCCAGTTGTCTGACTTCGCTTTGTCTATATTCTTTTTTCAAATTCCTGAGTCCGCTATAAGCAAGATTTGCTTTAACGAAGAATATAAATGATACCAGTATGAGTAATGTTATAAGAATTATTATTACTATGTTTTTAGTCATCTTACTCCCTCCTATTAATTTATTAAAATATATGATATATGTATATTACACACTTGCTAAGGGTTATCCTTTTCTTTTTTCAATATATACTTTAATTTTTTCCTTTGTCCAGAGTTCTATTCCATCCCGACTATATTCAGGGTCTGGAAAGTTTTTTCTTACCTTTAGCTGCCAGAAAGATTGCCTGGAGATATCACCAAGTAGTCTGCGAATTTGCTTTGAGTTGAGCCATTGAGATCTTGTATCATAATTAGTATCATTCCCATTCTTACAATAATCTGCCCAGCTGAAGAAATAGCATCCTAAGTTCTTTTGTAGTTTTCTTTCAGTTTTGATATTCATAACTGGGTAATCCTGCCAGTTCATATTCTTTTCTATAGCTTGCTGTAGATGAGCTACACTTATGTTTTTCTTTTCCAATTTCATTTGTCTTCCTTCATTATATTATTTATAAAGTATATTCTACTTTTTCTCTTATCTTTGCAGGTCTGCCTAACTCGTATCTCATATCTGTAATTATTTTTCTTAATTTTCTCGGTTCAGTGTGTCTGGAAATTCCTCTTTTGACTTTATCGTAAATTTGAATATCGCTAACATATTGTACGAGCTCTCCACTGTTATACTCTTCGGCTTCATAAATCAAGTCTATTAATTCATCCTCAATGTTTTCTAATTCTTCATCAGTTACAGTATCTTGTTTTCCAATCATTTTTTTTGTTTTTTCTTTAATTTCTTTGTAATTCATTTCTTCCTTCTATACCTTTATTGTTATTATTTATAGTATACCATGTCTATATACGTTGTCAAGTCTTTTTGCAAAGTTTTTTATATTTTTTTTGAATTATTTCGGAAGGCTTAAACATGGTGATTGTAAAAAAAGAGGTAGAACTGCATTAAAATTATTTTTACGTTGCTGTATGACCCTTATATGAGCCTCAAAAATAGTTTACAGCTTGTTTGCAACTTAATAAATAAATATATCCGTAAGTTGTCAATGAGTAATAAGTAACCCCATAAAAAAAAGAGGGAACCAGCCATTACAGCCAATTCCCTTATAAAAAAGCATTAACCTTTGGACTAACCTTAGGTGTGTCTTTTTATCGTGATTATTTATTTTTTAATACTCTTAAAAATATCAAATATTCCTGATCCTGCAAGTCCTATTCCAAAGATAGCTGATACTACCACAGGAGCATAAATAAATATACAATAGACTACTGCCCCAACTGCAAATGCCATAATTGTGTATAAGTAATCTTTATCTTTTAATGCTGGAGTTTCTTTTTTTATCCGATTAATTATTGCTATTACTATTAATACCATTATTCCTGTTGTTATTCCCGTCAATTCCATAAAACCCCCCTCTAATATTTATGAATAAGCTGTCACTCTGGTTTACTTTCAATTTTCAACACGCACTCCACCCGCAATTATGGCAAATCTTGCACCCTTCCTGAAAAGTTAATAGATGCCCGCATTCAGGGCAAAGTCCTTGTTTCAAACATTCGCTAACTGTAATATTTCTTAATTTATGAAATGGCAATATAAATCCCCTCTAATATTTTTTGTTTTATTCAAAATAATGTTTTCCATATAATTTTCTTCTTAAATCTCTGACAATAAAACTCTTGTTTATCCCTGCAATGCCACTGGAAGCATATTTATAATTTATACCTTTTTCACAGTTGCCATGATAGTATTTTCCCCACGGCTGTAGATAATTTTCATTCAGCCACGTACTCCATATCTGTATACACTCCGCAAAACTGCTAAACTTTTTAGCACTGGCCATGGGACTGAGATCGTATGCTCCAAAACCGTAAATATTATTTTTCTTTTTGGCTATTGCAGAATTTGCCCATAAACCTTTTTTACTTGCTTCTAAAACTGAATGTCCTATAGAATGTAATACATCAAAGTTATTATCTTTTGCACATCTATTGAATACTGCACCAAGTCCTTCTAGATTTTGCTGCATTAATGCTTCAATTTCTACATCATTGTAATTAACATAAGGCTTTATAGATTCAAATACTTCTGGGCAAAAATTGCTGTAATTATAATGGTTTATTTTTCCTTTAGTAATCGGACCTATTATTCCATCTGCTGATATGCCTGCGTGTCTTTGAAAATCTTTGATAATAAACTTTGACTGTGCTGAAACATATTTATAGCCAAGTGAGGCAAAATATTTACCGTAATTCAAGGTTACCACCTCCCGATAGCAGCAAAATATTGCAAATCAATATACGCATCAGAGTTCGTTTTCATCATGTCCCGAAATGTATCTGGGCCAACTATTCCATCTTGGTCTAACCCATTATTTTTCTGATATAATCTAACCGCCCTATCTGTAATCTCGCCCCATTTGCTATCTGGGTTAACATCAGCAACGGTCTGAATAAATCTCACCCCAGCTTTTTTGGGGTCTCTTGCATAAGTCACTTTATTCCGATAATAATATTCTTCAAGCATTAACCCATCATCTCCCTCTGTCCTTTTGCTATCAATTAATTTCAGCATATCGCCCCAGTACCAGCTTACTATTTTGCCGTCTATGTTATATGCCATGTGTCTATCTGACACAACAAAATTTCTTTCCCAGTTTGCATATACAAAACAGAAACTTTCACAACCTATCTTGTCCGCATATTCTATCTGCGTCTTCAGGAGATTATGCCCTTCGAGAGTTAGGATATTATAAAAGTTATTTCCCTCTGTGCAAGCAATCCTTTTAATCTCAAATTTATCTGCAAGATATTTAATCCAGTTACAATAAATCCTAATATCGTTGCCATCATCAAGTCCATCCTGTAGATGAAAATCAAATACTTCATAATATCTACCGATAAATTGCCTCGCTAAATGCTCATACCAATCTTTAGCCCTTGTGGTGAAATTGCCAGCGCCCAAGTCAAAATCACCATATAGAGCGTCATGTATAACACGCACCATATTCATATAATATTCAAAATCAGCATATTCGTTAGCTTCATTATCTACCGTAAATCTGCAATTATTCCTATCAGCACCAAACTCTTTTAGGCGTGTTTTTGTTTCAATAACAAAATTCCTAAGCTCAATATTTGAGGGGCGCCATCTTGAATTTGTCAAATATGAGTCAATATTCACAATTAGATATATGTTATTTCTTAGGCAAAATGCACAATCCTCCCAGAAATGAATATGCTCATCTTTTTGGAGTATCCTATTTTCATAACAAGTAATACCTCTGATAGGTCTGCTATAACGCCCACCACAAGAACTGCCTGTATTCATCATATTCCTATCCTATCTATTACGTTAAATATTACGATAATCAATGTTATTATACCTGTTAGAACCCCGAATACTTTTATGCTTATCTTATTCTTACATTCTTTTTTTAAGTCTTTTATATCCTCGTTATGTCGAGACACCGCCCCATTGGTTTTCACAGTTTGTATATAGATTTCAGCCATCAGTTCTTCTGGTGGCTTTTTCATCAAATCTTCTACCGACATTTTATCTTCAAATCCCATAACTGCCCCTCAAATTGTGGATGTCAATGTTCCATCAATGTTTAATAGCCCATCATCAATAGCCCTCTGTATCGCTAGGCTGTCAATTTCAACTTCCGCCGCTTCAGCTTCCGCTTCTTCTGCTAGCCGCCTCTCAGCCAATATTTCATTTCTTTTAGAGTCTATAATTATCTGCTTCTCTTCTTCCGCTATAACAGTTGCCTTTAAAGTCGCATCTACAATTATCTTCTTACCATCCCACTTGCAGACTTCAACCCTATCTGGCATTTCACTAGTAACTATTTTAATATTACAGTTTGGTATATAGGATAAATCTACCCCGTTGACCATCGCAAAACCGCTTATTCTATTTGTAATTTTATCAATCGCTATTTTCATATTTCCTCCTTATCTATTAACTCGTGGCTCCGCCACCGCGCGCGCGCCGATATGAGAAGCCAGATACAGTGGACTGCCACTCCAAGCCGAACCACGCGAACCGCATTTCACGCCGTCATTCCAACACCCGCCGAAAACCACACAATTTGGTGCAGAATAATGTTGCCCAAGTGAACCTGCATCATCATTTGCATCATAAGCATCAATGTAACTAGCTGCACTCTGTCCGCCATCTCTATCTCTTCCCCACTGTCGCAAAACTCCACAAGTATCTTCACAACCGATATTTGATATCATACGTCTACTTGCTGTATCGGTATGTCCCGTAGTAGTTCCTGGGTCTGCACTTCCTGTAATATTTGTACCTTGATTTGCACCACGACTAAGCGACATAAATTCATTCTGGTCTGGTAATTTCTTTTTTTGTCTGCCAAGCCATTGAACAAATTTATACCAGTGGAATTTAACTGCACTTGCTCCGTCAGCAATCGTACCACCATTTAAACTAATTAAAGTTGTCCCTGATACACTTACCAAATAAATATCTACCCATTTGCCAGTTTGATTATCATATACCATACCCTCGGTTGCGCTATCTGGTCTATGGAGTAAATCCCAAACTGACTGAGGCAATATATCACCTGCTAAATAACCCGTTAAGGTATGCCCTGCGATTG